AGACTGAATCAAACGCAACAGCACCTCCCCCTCCTCCTCCGCCTCCCCTACCGTGAGTCTTTTGGTTATGAGAGCCGTGCTTAACAAAAAGTTCATATAGATTTTCTTGCTTTCTTAATTTGGTTCCCAACCTTGATGCTCTTCCGTTACAGGCGCGGCACAATACTCTTAGATTCTTGCGGTCATACTTAGCCCCGCCATCTTTCAATCTTTTCTTGTGGTCTACCGTAAGGTCTGAAGTGCTACCGCATCTTTGGCACTTACCAATTTTCTCTTTCATTTCATTTGCTATTTTACGCCACTTGTAATCATAGTTGCGCCAAGTTTTCTCGCCATCTGCATAGCGATGATATCTTTTTTCCACGGACTTTTCGTATTCTGCTTCTGCTGGAACAATCACTGCGGTACATAAACAGTTCGCGTGGACTGGAGGCATTACATCTCCCGTGGAAAAAGCACCTTGCCACGGTACGGTTTCATTATGCATTGGTTTACAGGTAGGGCAGTTTCTTTCATCCTGTGAAGTCTTCCAACGCTTCTCGCTTCCTGTTGGAAGTAATCCTTGTACGTCTGCTTCAGTCCAAGACAATAATCTACCTGCGTTCGCTGCTGCGTTAGTTTCTGTTCTAGCAATACGAGTGGCTCTTTGTCTAATAAGCCTGTCTCGGTAATTTTCGCCTAGTTTTTTTGCCGCACGAGCAGCGTTTTCGTAGGACAATCCTTCTTCAAGTAAATCATTTAGGTTCTTTTCGTAGAAAGTACCTAATGCTCTTGCTTGCCTACTGTCTAATCCAACAACTCTACTCACTCCGTCTATTACTTCTTCGCGATTGAGTCTACCTTTCAAGCCTCGCGCAATAGTTTCTGCAACAGCCTTCTGTGATTCTTTTGTAATACCGAGTATCCGCGCACCTGCTCTTTGTTGTGCCCACGCTATTGCTCTTGGGTCTGTGGCTGTAAAAGAACTTGAGATTTGAATTGACTTAGGTAATGCGGCTGCGCTGATATTCGCTGATGCTGCAAGTTGATTAGCGAGCGCAGGTATACTTTTATCTAACGCGCTAATAAAGTTACTCCATTGAAGACCAACCGCACCACCAGAAGGATTGCTTGCCTCTATTGCCGCACGTATCATTTCAAGAGTAATGGGATTATTTAAGTCGTTAGGCATTTGAGCAAAAGCCTTCATATAAATATCGTACATTTGCTTCTCGTACTTAGTAAATTTTGAGGTAACGCCGCGAAGTACTGGGTCTATTTTACGAGACTTGATTACCAGAGGCACTTCTATTTCGTTTCTGTTTTGGTCGGTTCTTGTGTATCGAGAGCATCATCATCCTTGCCTCGGTCTGCTTCTGGCTCTTCCTCTTCTTCTTGTCCAAAGTCTAAGTCGTTATCTTGGCTATCGGCAATAGGTAATCCAGCGAGACCGCGTAGGAACTTTTCCATCTCTTCGTCTGGAGTGATTGCTCCAGCAGTTGTAAGTTTAGAAACGTAATCAGCGATTTCGGTTAGGTCAATATGGCTTACTTCTGAATATACTAATTGTGGAGTAGAGCCGATTTTCATACCATTCATTTTGAGCAAACGAGGAATAGCGTGGTAGTTAATTACTTCTGCGATAGATTTACAGATAGCCTCAACAGCCATTGTCCAAAGGTCAATCTTTGATGAGCCAAGAGCAAATGAGCCAGTACGTTCGTGTCCAAGCAAGATGAAGTCTGATAGCACCGACATAGCAATACGCTGGTCATAGCGGTTGATTACTTTGTCTGTATCAAATTGCCTTGACCCACCTGAGTTAAGTAATTCAAGGGAGAACATCTTGTTCCCTCTATCATCAAATACAAGAGGAAAAACAATACCTTCTTGCTCGTTACGCTTTACGTTTTGAACGATGCTTACAATACTGTCGCGTACTGCTTGCTGGTCAACAGAAGCCGTTGAACTTAGGTACTCTGGTGGCATATAAGCGATAGGTAGTCCCGCTAAATCTCTTTCAATACCAATCGCTTCCATCTCCTCAATGCGGCGCTTGAAGTACCAAGGGCGATAAGATGTGCGAAGTAATGATTTACCTTCTGGGTTGTTCTTTGCAGATGTAGTGCGGAACAATAAACCTTTATCAATCGGAATGCGGTGGATTCCTGCACCGTAAGGGTCAATCTGCTCAAAGCCCTGAATGCCACCGTCTTCATCAAACATCCAGTTGTTATGAGTTTCCTGTGCGCGGATTGGCCACTTACGCCATCCAATCTTTCCATCACTAAATGCCGAACGACGTGAAGGGTCTTCATTACCTGCACCGTCTCTAATCTTGTAGACGATTTCGTGGAACGCATAACCATAAACAAGCATTGAAAGTATTTGAGATAGAGTTGCATCCCAAGAATCGCTCATATCATATAAGCACTGCTCAATGAACTCTGCTGCTTCTCTGTCTTCATCCTTATCGCTGGATGGTTCTACAGTCCACTCTAGGCGTAAAATAATCTTTTCAATAGCGTAAAGGATTGACCCAATGACTGGGTCGTTCTCGGACATTTCACGGTAAACCTTTGCGCCACGGCGACCACGAAGCGAGACGAGGAATTCTTCATATACGGTTCCGCCTGTTCTGCGTAATCCCGTTGACCCAATCTCTGATAAGTCTGGTCTCTTTGGCATTCTATACCCTACCTATCCGTGTCATCTGTAATGTTATCAAAGTCATCTTCTCTGATTATCATTTTGCTCGTAATGTATAACGCTTGATTTTCCGTGAAACCTGATGCCATCAAAGATATGAACATTTCGTGGAGAATTGTGGCAAGTTGCGCGAGGGGACTAAATGAATCCTTCCCGTACGCATCACCAAAAAAATCGCTCATTTCATTTCCTATCCAACTGCCTCATTATACTCGCCTTCCACTACTTTACCTGCAAGCGTATACTGAAATAGGGCATCAACATCAAGTGGCTGAACTTTTATTTTCAAAGTAATTCGCATCTGGCTACGCTCTCGTTCCGTCTTTCCGCCCCATATCCCGACGACATCCGTGAATAGCGCGTAGTCTAGGCAGGGTTCCAACCAAGGACAGGAAGAGCAAAGCGACTTAGCAAGTCTTCCAGTCTGCCTATCTGCCGTAGGAAACCATAAGTCGGGTTCTGTCTGGGCGCATATTTGAGAGCCGTCAAACTCTGGATACTTGTTCATCGCAGATTACGCTAGCACGGACTGAGTGTTCTTCATAGCCTCTAATTCACGACTGTAAATTTCAAGCGATATGGCAAGGATGGTGGCTTCTACTAACTTCGCCATTTCCTTCAGACCTTCGTTAGAGTAAGAAAGCATATCGGCGCGGGTCAGCCTCAAAGTCCGCTCAAGTTCTTTAATGACTATTCTCTCCATATGCAATAGTGTAGGGCAGGAAGAAGTAAATAACCTCATCACATACCAGAAAGGTATTTGTCAATGATGAAAAAACTGTTATCGCAGAATAGCGAGTTGCGACCTGACGGCATATTTAACTGGAGTCTCCCCGCATTTGCTATCAAATTAACTGACGGTACTAACTTCAATGTCTGCCCAAATGCTGATGCCTGTGCTTCCTTTTGTTACGCAAGAAACGGAACTTACTTATTTAGTAACGTAAGAGGTAGACATATTGAGAACCTTGAATACACCCTGTATCACCTTGAGGAGTGGAAGGGGCAAATGCTTTCGGAGGTTCAGCAGAAGAAGATGATTGGCAAGCATATACGCATCCACGATGCTGGAGATTTTTACAGTGATGAGTATTTAATTGCTTGGCTAGATATCGCACGCGTTACGCCTGACGTGAACTTCTATTGTTACACCAAGGAAGTGAGTCGCTTCAAGCGGATAGTGGAACCTAACTGCCCTAGCAATTTCCGTTACCTTTACTCAATGGGTGGCAAAGAAGACCACCTGATAGATAAGGAAGTAGACCGACACGCGGATGTATTCCCTGATGATGCCGCAATACTTGAGGCGGGTTATATGAATCAGGATGCTTCCG